AGCTCGTACCGATTGAGGACGACCAGCACCCGACCGACCCCGTACAGGAGAACATGAACATCCTGATGGGCAAGCCGGTGAAGGCGTTCATCGAGCAGGACCACGAGGCGCACATTCAGGTCCACATGGCGGCGATGCAGGACCCGAAGATCATGATGTTGCTCCAGCAGAACCCCATGGCCCAAGGCATACAAGCGGCGGCGATGGCGCACCTGAACGAGCACATCGCGTACGAATACCGCAAGCAGATCGAGAGGAACCTTGGCCTCCCGCTACCCACCGAGGAGCAGGAGAAGAACATGGCTCCCGAGGTTGCCGCGCAGGTCGCACAACTCTCCGCGCAAGCCGCCCAGCAGTTGCTCCAGTCGAACCAAGCCCAAGCCGCTCAACAGCAAGCGCAACAACAGGCGCAGGACCCGCTGGTGCAGATGCAACAGGCCGAACTCCAACTCAAGGCGAAGGACTTGGAGATCAAGGAGAAGAAAGTCGTTACGGACGCCGCCGCCAAAGCGGACCAAATCCGTATCGAACAGGAGCGTATTGCCGCGCAGAAAGAGATTGCCGCTATGCAGGTGGCTGCGACTGCCGCCGCCGCACGGGACAAACTTTCTAAGCAGATGGAGCTTGAGGGTACGCGCATCGGTGTGGACATTGCCAAGAGCAGGGACCAGATGCGGATGCAACGCGAAGCCCGTCAGTCACAACAACGTCAACCCGAACGTAAAGAGACTAACCGTAAATGAGTATCGAATCCCACCGCCTACTGAAGCATATCAAGGACAAGCTGGAGGACCTGCGGAAGGAGCAGGCTGTTCATCTGGCTGGCGGTGGTGCTAAAGACTTTGCCGAGTATCGGCATGTCTGTGGGGTTATCCGAGGTCTGACCCACGCAGAGACCATCCTTCAAGACCTCGTGCAACGCTTGGAGACTATTGATGACTAACGTAAACCTGTCAGCGGCTGTGGACTTGTCCAACCTCCTCAATAAAGGTGAGGAGCAGAAGGCAAAGCAACTGCCTGATCCTAAGTCCTACCATCTTCTGTGCATCGTACCGGAAGCTGAGAAGGAGTATGCGAGCGGGATAGCCAAGGCCACTCAGTCCATTCAGTACGACGAGGTACTTACCCCGGTGCTGTTTGTGCTCAAGCTGGGGCCTGATGCGTACAAAGACGAGAAGCGGTTCCCCTCCGGGCCTTCGTGCAAGGAAGGAGACTTCGTGATCGTCCGGCCAACACCGGTACGCGCCTGATGATCCACAACCGTGAGTTTCGGATCATCAATGATGACTCCGTAGAAGCGGTGATCGAAGACCCACGCGGCATCCAGCGCGTGTAACCCAAGTAAACCTTGTGCTAGGAGAGAACTATGAGTGAGCAAGACCCGTGGAAACACCGTTCTTCAGGGATGAAATGCGAAACGTGCATGTGGTATGTACCAAAAGCTGGTGCTCCCGTAAGTACAGAAAAAGGTTCGTTTGGGCGTTGCCGTAGGCATGCGCCAACGATGACTGGCTATCCCGCCGTGTTCGGACAGGACTGGTGCGGGGATCACAAACTAGACGAAACCAAACTGTAAGGAGCACCCCATGTCTTCATTTAGAGGCGACGACTTCCAGTTCCCCGACGAACAGGAAAAAGGCGCAGTGGCTGAAGCCGCTGATGACCTTCAGATAGAGATTGAGGACGATACCCCACCGGAGGACCGGGGCCGCAAGCCCATGACCGCGCCCCCCGATGACCCGACCGACGATGAACTCTCATCCTATGATGAGAAGGTTCAGGCTCGGATCAAGAAGTTCACCCGTGGCTACCATGACGAGCGTAGGGCCAAAGAAGAAGCCCTTCGTGAGCGTCAAGCCGCCGAGGAGTACGCCCGGAAGATTATGGAGGAGAACAAGCGCCTCCAGAAACAGCTTGCCGAAGGCAGTCAGGTCTATATTGAGCAGTCCAAAACGACCGCTGAACTCCAACTTACCGAAGCCAAGAAGCGGTACAAGGAGGCTTACGAGGCGGGCGATGCCGACCTGATGGCTGAAGCGCAGGCTGAATTGACCAAGGCCGCACTGCGTTTGGACAAAGTTCAGGGCATGCAGCCTTTACAAGTGGAAGAAAATGAGCTAGAACCAAATGTAGGTACTAACGCACCACGTATGTCTTCACGCGACCAAGAATGGTTGGGTAAGAATACATGGTTCGGCCCTGATCCAGAAATGACAGCTTCTGCCCTTGGTTTACACCGCAAACTCGAAGCTGATCGCGGTGCTCAGTTCGTAGGATCAGAGGAGTACTACAAGATTGTAGACGCTACCATGCGGAAACGATTCCCCGAATATTTCGGGAGCCAGACTGAAGAACCGGCTCAGGAGGAGACTCCACGCCGTGCATCCAAACCCTCTACGGTGGTAGCTCCGGCTTCCCGTAGTACACCGCCTAACCGTATTAAGCTGAAGGCGTCCGAAGTGGCCATTGCGCGCCGACTTGGGGTTCCTTTGGAACAGTACGCTAAACAGGTTGCCCTTTTGAATCGGAGTGAATGATCATGGATAAATTACAAAACCGCTTGTCTCGTGAACTGGATACTCGTGCTAAAGCCGCTCGCCCGGTCTACCGGCCACCGAATGCGCTTCCCGACCCTGTTCCAGCACCCGGATACGTTTATCGGTGGGTTGCCACGAGTGTCCTCGGACAGTCTCTGGCTACTAACGTAAGCACCAAGCTCCGTGAGGGCTGGGTTCCGGTCAAAGCGGAAGACCATCCAGAGTTGCACCTCGCGCCCAACGCGCAAGGCAACGTTGAGATTGGTGGACTGTTGCTGTGCAAGATGCCTAAAGAATTGGCTGAATCACGCAACGAGTACTACGCCAATCAAGCGTCTACTCAGATGGAGTCCGTGGACAATCACTTCATGAGAAATAACGATCCGCGCATGCCGCTGTTTGCCGACCGCAAGTCGTCCAGCAGTCGTGGCGGGTTTGGAAACGGTTCTTAAACTTCTTAGGAGTCTAACATGGCATCCACTGCTACTCCCTACGGCCTTCGCGCCGTAAACGAGATTGGCGGTCTACCTTATGCTGGTAGCACCCGCACTTTCTTGATTGATCCGGCTGGCTATTCCAACAACATCTTCAACGGTTCCGTTGTATTTGTTGGTTCTGACGGCTACCTGCAACTCGTTACCGGTACTGGCGCAGACGGTACGACTAACTCGTTCCCCGGCAATGGCACCCTGACGGGCGCTGTTGGCGTGTTCGTTGGTTGCTCGTACATCAACGCACAGGGTCAGGTCATCTACTCCCAGTACTACCCTGCCAACACCACAGGTGTTGTCAAGGCTATGGTCATTGATGACCCTAACGTTGTATTCCAAGTACAGGCCGCTGGTGTTATCAGCCAGACCGAACTTGGCAATAACGTTTATCTGGCTAACGCTCAATCCACCAGCACGGGTTCTACCACCACCGGTAACAGCAACGTCGCTGTGAACGCTACTGCCATCACGACCACTGCGGCTTTCCGCATCATTGGTTTCGTTGAGAGCACTACGTCACAAGTGGGCGATGCTTACACCGACATTTTGGTGAAGTTCAACCCCGGCTACCACAGCTATACCAACGCCGTTGGCCTGTGATTAGGAGTAATTAAACATGGCTATTTCACGCGCCCAGCTACTTAAAGAACTCCTTCCCGGTCTGAACGCTCTGTTCGGTATGGAATACGCCCGTTACGGCGAGGAGCACAAGGAAATCTACGAAACTGAGAAATCAGAGCGTAGCTTTGAAGAAGAAACCAAACTGGCAGGCTTCGGTGCCGCTCCGGTCAAGAACGAAGGTTCTGCTATCGCGTATGACAATGCGCAAGAAGCATTCACCGCTCGTTACAACCACGAGACGATTGCCCTTGGCTTCTCCATCACGGAAGAAGCAATCGAAGACAACCTCTACGATTCGCTGTCTGCCCGTTACACCAAGGCGCTCGCCCGCGCTATGTCCTACACCAAGCAGGTTAAGGCCGCTAACGTCCTGAACCAAGGCTTCAACGGGGCTGTCCCCGGTGGTGACGGCGTATCGCTGTTCGGCAACAACTCTGTTGGTACTCGCGTAGGTCACCCCCTTGTTGGTGGTGGCGCTAACTACAACAGCCCCAGCGTTGGCGTTGACCTGAACGAAACCTCACTGGAAAACGCAGTAATTCAAATTGCCGCGTGGACCGACGAGCGTGGTCTGCTGATCGCCGCTAAGCCCCGCAAACTGGTTGTTCCCCCGGCGCTCCAGTTCGTTGCTACTCGCCTGCTCCAGACGGAACTCCGTGTGGGCACGACTGACAACGACATTAACGCCCTCAAGAACAACGGTTCGGTGCCTGAAGGCTACACCATCAACCACTTCTTGACCGACACGAACGCTTGGTTCCTTCTGACCGACGTTCCTAACGGCCTGAAGCACTTCGAGCGTACCGCTATGGCTACGTCGATGGATGGTGACTTCGATACTGGCAACGTTCGCTACAAAGCTCGTGAGCGTTACAGCTTCGGCTGGTCCGATCCGCTGGGCATCTGGGGTTCCGCTGGAGCCTAAGAATTGGGGGAGCTTCGGCTCCCCTTTTTCTTTCTTTGGATACTGTGCTATAAACAAAGTACCGGAATCTATTGGTGCGCCGGACAGGTCCGGCTGACAACATGCAGACCAGCGCACCGAACTCGCATGTGAGGACAATTCGATGCCTACTTCTACTACGCAATCCATTTGGCGCTCTGGCGGCGGCGACACTACCAAGACCGCTTACGCTGGCACTATGATCATGGCTGCTGACTTCTACTTCAGCGCCACCGCTACTGCTAACTCTCTGGTAGCCAAGTCGTCTACCAACTCTGCCCCTGTCATCCTGCCCGTTGGTGCTGAAATCCTTGAGATTCAAGCTAACGCCGCTGGCACTGGCGGTACCAACCCTACGTTTGATATGGGCACGCGCCTCTACGTCTCCGGCACTAACGCCGCTGGCTCGCTCATCAACGAAGGTGACGCCGACGCGGGCAAGCAAGTCTTCAACTGGGCTTCTGCCACTGCTGGTACGGCACTGGGCGGCGTAATGTCTACCTCTGAAATGGTATACATCACTGGCTCTGTGGGCGCATCTGCGGCTACGGGTGGGGCTGTTTCGGGCACGATCATTTACTGTGTCCCGACTGATGGCGCTTACACCGCGTAAGGCATCCCCCCTCTAGTTTAGGAGTTCGCCATGAGTGGATTTGCTCCGCTTCAAGATACCGATACAGGTAGATCATCCGCGTGGTCTGCAACAGGGCAATCCGCGCATGTCGTAGTTGCTGGAGGAGGTGACACCATCGCCGGGGTCACTCAGTATGGTTACTTTAGGGTAACCAACGAACCTACGGCGTTGTTTACGGATAGCTTTGACACGCTCGATACGACGAACAAATGGACCACCAAGGTAGCCACCGGTACGACCACGGTTACGCTGGGCAACTTGGTGATGCAGTCCAGCACGACCGCCAGCGCCTACGCGGGTATCAGCACTCAATCGTCGTTCCTGCCTGACGGCTTGAACTTCCTTGCGGAAGGCATGACGATGATCGTGCCCAACGTAGTTCAGGCCAACACGCTTAGGTTTTGGGGCTGGGGCGCTGTCCCTACTACGCCTACGGTAGCTGTACCTACGGCTAACGGCGTTGGATTTGAGTTAGATGGCGCTGGTGTGCTTACTTGCGTCATTTACCAAAACAGCGTAAAGACCAACACGGCGGCGTCTGGCTACACGGCCACGAACAACCTGCCGTTTTACACAGCGATTGCCCGGCGTGCTGACCGGATTGATTTCTATATCAACAGCACGTTGTCTCCTGTTGCTACGTTCTTGATTCCTGCGCTGGACGTTGCAACGCTGCCGGGATACATGATGGCGGTGAACGGTGCTTCGGCTCCGGCTGCTGCTGCTCAGTTGATTTGTACGGCATTTGGTATCGGCACTACTGGTTGCAATACGGAGTTCATCAGCGATCCGGTCAACCCCCAGTGGCG